ATGGCAACAACCAAAGCCGCGAAGGGGCCACTAGCCGACGCGGTGAACGGTAAGAAAATCAACGCGGATCACCCGCTCGTCATTGAGTGGTTGAAGTCGCACCGCCCGGACGAAAACGCACCCGCAACCGCCGCAAAGACTACGCCCCGTCGTACCACTAAGAAGAAAACAACCACCAAAAACAAGAAAATTCCGGCCCCGGGCAAAAGTGAAAAAACGCCGAATTTACCCCCGATCACGGTTGGCGGGTACGATATTAAGGGGTTGGAGGATCTAACGTTGCGCGAAATTGTGATGCGCTACGGTTCGATCGATGGTTTCAAAAGATACGTCGAATCGTTAAAAAGTATTTCCGATTTCAATTTGCGCGATATGAAAATGAAAACGCACCGGGGCGAATTGATCAGCCGTGATCTAGTCGTTGGTTCGTTGGTTCCATTGATCGACGTGGCATATCAACGTTTGGTATCGGATGTGCCTTCGTCAATTACTCAACAATTGATCGCCCGAGTAGAAAGCGGGGGCGACGATGTGGTCATAGATTGCGAAAAGATAATACGCGACGCGGTTTCCCGTGTTTTGAAAAATACCAAAAATTCGATCATGAAAATGGAGATCCTAAAAGATGCAACTTGAACAGTTACCGCCCCACGCGCTAAAACTTGCCGTGAACAATTCGCGCACCCATTCCGACGAACAAGTCGAAGAAATCGCGGTAAGTATTAAAACATTCGGGTTTACTAATCCGATCCTGATTGATGAACAGCAAACGATCATCGCGGGCCACGGTCGATTGGCCGCCGCGCAACTTTTAAAATTAAACGTGGTACCGTGTATTGTGTTGCCGGGTTTAACTGAAACGCAACGCCGGGCATATGTCATTGCCGACAACCAGATCGCACTTAATGCCGGGTGGGATCTTGATTTGTTAAAGTTAGAAATCGAAGCGTTGTCGGATCTTGATTTTGATCTCGATCTGTTAGGGTTCGATGTTGGTTTCCTCGATGGACTATTAACCACACTGGACGAAGGAAGCGTACCCCCGGACGAAACGCCCGATTTTCCCGCGAAGCCGTGCAGCGTTGAGGGCGACGTGTGGATATTAGGCGATCACCGGATCATGTGCGGCGATTCGACTTCCGTTGATGCGGTCGAGAAATTATGCAACGGCCAAAAAGCACAATTGATCCATGCTGATCCGCCGTATGGCATGGGTAAATCGAAAGACGGCGTACACGGCGATAACATTTACCGCGAAGAACTCGATGCGTTCCAAATGGAATGGTGGACAACGTTTCGGCTTTTCGTTGTTGATAATGGCGCGGCGTACATTTGGGGCAACGCTCCCGATCTATGGCGTTTATGGTACGGCGGGAAAATTACGAACGAAGACGGCACGTTCCAAAAGTTACCCGGTTTAGGTGATACCGAACAATTCGAATTACGCAACGAGATCGTATGGGATAAAAAATCGATCCCCGGTATGAAGTCGGATCTTGTTACTCAATACCCGGAAGCGTCCGAGCGGTGTTTATATTTTCAAATAGGGCAACAATTCATTGGCAACATTAATACCGAGGATTATTGGGACGGGTGGGACGAAATCCGGTTATATCTTGAAGGTGAAGCGAACGCGGCCACATTGAGCCCCGCAAAGTGTCGAACCATTACCGACGTTCAAATGTACTCGCATTGGTTTTCAAAATCTCAATGGACGTTTATTCCTGAAAATCACTATAAAGCATTGGCCGAAGCGTTGCCGGGCCATTTCGAAAAACCTTATGCAGAATTACGCGCGATCCATAATCGGATCAAGGTTGGACACGGCAATCACATGAACGGGATACTTGGCGGCATGCGTTCGTACTTTGACAACGCACATGATGCAATGCGCGACGTGTGGGAATTCCCCCGGGTGATTGGTGATGAACGACACGGGCATGCAACGCCGAAACCGGTTGTAATGATGGAACGTGTAATGCGTTCGAGTTTACCGCGTAAAGGTTTATGCCTCGAACCGTTCGCCGGATCAGGTTCGACACTGATCGCGGCTGAAATAACCGGGCGGCGTTGTTACACGATGGAATTACAGCCGAAGTATGTAGACGTGACCGTTAAGCGTTGGGAAGCGTTCACGGGTAAAGATGCCGTACACGCCGACACCGGGATCGCGTTTAAAGAAATGATCGAAGCCCGTGAATATAGCTAATTTACTAAGTAAGACGAGCCCCGAATTGATCGAGGTTGCGAAAACCGCCGACGCGGAAACGCAATCAACGATCCGGTTCATCTTGACAAAGATCCAAGCAAAGGATCATCGAACCTTGATCAAATTTTTAGAAAATGAAGGATCGATCAATGAGATCAAGGAACCGTTCGACGAATACAAAAAAACCGATGTGGTTTCATTGGCTAAGTTGATCAAAGCGTCCGCGTTGAAATTAACCGTTGCGGCTTTGATCGCCGGTTTATTTATTATCCAAAGTGTTGCTGCAGGGGAACCGCTCCGGGTTGGATTTGTCGAACCAAAGGAAAATCGAACACTTGTCGAGCAAAGCCATGAAATAGAAAACAACGACACGCAATGGTTAAAGGATCAGATCGCCACATTGACTGATAGCCGGATCGATTTGAAGGTTAGCGAGTGGGCCGAAGAAAAACGATACCTACCACCACAAGTAACGTCGATGCCCGGTTATTATGATTATGCCGTCGCGCCTTTTCTTCGGGAAATTGCCGATTGCATGGCCGTGACTTCTCCGATCCGGGAAATTGATTTTATGAAGGCTGCACAAATCGGGGCAACGGTTGGTATTTTAGAAAATACGATCGGGTATGTTGTCGATCATGTTAAGGCGGCCCCGGTGATGCTACTTACTGCGGATGCGGAATTGGCAAAGCTGCGGGTAGAATCTTACATCACCCCAATGTTTCAACATTCGGATCTTTATCACTTGATCCGGTCGTCGGATGAATTTAACAAAAGAAAAACGGGTAAAACCGATAAAAAGATCGAATGGGCCGGGGGCGGGTTCCTTGTTCCGTTCGGCGCTCAAAATGCCGACAAGTTACGATCTATTTCGATCCGTTATTTATTAGAAGACGAGTGCGATGCGTTCCCGGAACGTGTCGGCAAAGATGGTGATCCGCAAAAGTTAGCGGAAGCCCGAACAAAGGCGTATCACGAAAGCAGAAAAATTTTAAGAATATCCACACCACTGATTAAAAACAAAAGCCGAATAGATCGCGGGTTTAAAAAAGGCGATCAACGGAAATATTTTGTACCGTGTAAAAGTTGCGGCGAAGAACAAGAATTAAAATTTTCAGGCGTTAATAAAGAAACAGGCCTCGTTTATGGTTTAACGTGGGAAATGGACGATGGTTTATTGATCGCCGAATCCGTGCGCTACGTTTGCAAACACTGTGGTCATGCACACCGCAACGCGGATAAGGCTTGGATGTTCCCGCGTGGTAAATGGAAAGCAACGGCACGACCAACAACCCCGGATCATCGTTCATATCATATCAACGCTTTATATTCACCGGTCGGCATGTTCCCGTGGTCGGCGGTTGTGTTGGCATGGCTCGATGCGTGGGACATAGAATCAAACACAACAAAAAATACCGAACTATTACAAGAATTTTATAATAATAATTTAGGCATGCCGTTTGAAGTGATGGGTTCAAAGGTTCGGTTTACTCAAGTGTCCGCACCGTCGCGCGGTGTATCGACTTGGAGAAGTGCCGAACAATTATGCGATGAAACATTCGGGATCGCCGATCTTGTTCTTAACGTGTCAAGTTGACGTACACAAAAAGAATCTGGCCGTTTCGGTTATGGGTTGGACGGTTGATGCGAATTGTTATGTTGTTGATTATTGGCGGTTCGAAGTTCAAGGCGACGAAGACGACTGCAGCGAGATCACAAGCCCTGTATGGGGTCGTCTTCGTGAGTTAATCGAGGAAACCACATACACCGCCGACGATGGTAAAAAATACCGGATCGCATTAACGTTAGTCGATGCGGGTTATTCAAATGACACCGTGACGAATTTTTGCGCGGATTATATTTCGAACGTGTATCCCATTTTGGGACGCGATCGCCCGGCAAAGAATCAAACAATCAAAGAATTCGCAGAATTTAAAACACAAAGCGGTACCATTGGTTATCGGATCTTAGTTGATCACTATAAAGATCGATTGGCCCCGGTGCTTCGTCGTGAATGGACAGAGGAAGCCGGGCTACAAAAGGCGTACCACTTCAACGCCCCGGTAGATATAACCGATAAACAATTAAAAGAATTAACAGTAGAAACACGCCGCGAAAAACAAGACGACAACGGCGGCACGACTTATTATTGGCATAGACCGGGCAACGCGCGGAACGAATTGTGGGATCTATTAGTTTATGGAAATGCAGCGGTTGAAATCCTAGCGTGGAACATTTGCATCCAACATTTTGAACTCGAGACGATTGATTGGCCCCGGTTTTGGGAATATATCCAAACCGAGGCGCTTTACTATGATGAATAATTGGGTAATACTTCGAAAATGAATAGCGCATTTATACAAGCCCGCATTGATGCAACGAAATTGCAGATCGTCGCGTATGAAGATGCAACCCTTGCGTTGGCTACCGATGGTATTCAGTCTTATAAATTAGATACCGGGCAAACCGTGCAAACGGTTACCAAACTTGATCTAACTGCATTAAATAAAACAATTGATTCGCTTTATAACCGATGCGCTACA